GCCCTCCACTCCGCTGCCAATCTCCGCTTCGGCGGCAAGCTCTTCCCAGTCACCGACAAAGTGGCTGTCCCTTCCACCCACGCTGACTTCACTATCCTGAAAAGGTTAGATGGTATGCCCGCCCTTAAAAAGGTGTACTTTGCCAAGCCCGAAGTTTCCCAAAAGATTCTTGTCGTCACAAGCGACAGGATTTCCCAGGGAATCGTCGTCGACCTCCCTAAGGATGAGGTCGTTGTCAGCGCGTCCACGGATCCCGGATGGTGCGGCTCCCCCTACATCAATGCCAACGGCAAAATCGTTGGTATTCATCACTCCGCTCACACTCCTCATGTGAGCAACTGCGGCATGGCCATCACCGATGTGATTGTCGCGGTGTTCGACCGACCCGTGTCAAAAAAACTGATAGGGTCACCTCTGGAAATGCCTCTTTGGGGGCTTCCAGAGGAGCTGCGCGGAGGTCGCAGCCCTCCACAACTCGGTGTAAAAACCGAGTATCCAGTTCAATACCGTCCCATTGGCAAGTCTACACTTATTCCTGCGCCATGGGCTCAAAATCAATCGGCTGACTCTCATACTTCAACCATTTTAGATCTGCGAGCGCTAAAGGTTGGTCTCAGCAAAGCTTGCGAGCCATACACCCCATTCCCCGACGACGTCGTGGAACGTGCCAAGGCACACCTCATCGAGAAGTTCACTGCTATCTGGACTTCCACGGCCGAAGACAACGTCATTTCTTTTGACGAGGCTGTGGACTTGTTGAAACGCGACAAGTCTCCTGGGTTCCCGTTGTACTACAAATACGCCTCAAAGGGCGATGTACTTGACGACCCAGAACAATTACAAGCGTTGCGAGAAGCATCTGACGCTTTGATGCGTGGCGAGGACATTCCTATGTATTTCGCCATGACTGAGAAATCAGAACTTCGACCCAGGGAGAAAGTTCTTGACCACAAGACAAGAGTATTCTTCTCCTCCGACATGATCCATCTTGTGACCTCCAAGCGACTGTGCCACAACATGAACCAACAAGTCATGGACACTCGCTCCCAACACCCCATCACCGTCGGCATTTCCATGCCCGGACCCGAGTTTGTTAAGCGCATCTCGTCTCTTGGATATGCCAATGAGGGTGATCTCTCCGGTTGTGACCTTCGTTTCAACCTCCGCCTCGCGCGCGCAATTTGCGAACTACGCGCTCACTTCCTCCCTCCTCGCTATGGTGACACCTTGCACCGTTTATACTCTGCCTGCTATTGCGGCTATGCCGCTGCAGTTGGCGGGATGTATCGCGTGTTTGGCAACAAATCAGGACAAGAAAACACCGC